TTTGTCGTAAAAAATAGGAAGAACGATATTACCATCATGGAATCTTTGAGAACCGTCTTGAGTTCCGAAATAAATCTGCCCACCCGTATCAGTACTATTTGTACTTGTTCTACTGCCTTTCAATACACCATTGAGATACACATTCCAATTACCCGAACCATCTTTAGTAATTGTTAACAACGACCAAGTGTTTGCGCTGACTGCAAAATCAATAGTAGCTGAAAAGGTGTTTAAAAATAGCCTTAAATTTGAGCCATCCATAAGTGCGCTCACCATAGTTGATGAACTTCCATTGTTGCTGAAAATACTTCTCAACCCACTTAGAACATCTACCTTAAACCATATCGAATAGCTACGTGCAGACGTTCCAAACTCTAAAGATGCGTTGTAAGGAACATAAACATATTCATCCGTTCCGTTGAATTTTGTTGAGTTTGTTATACTTAATGAGCTAATTGTTATCTCAACAGATTCTGCCGCGTGGTCTGGTGTAGCATCATTAGCTACTACATAAACTAACTTAACGCCCACCAAATTAACCGCCCAATTAAATACATTGGATGACTGTTCTGCAATGAAACTAATTGTATCTGTTGGTTCATCATATGCAAAAAATAGGTAATTAGTAGGTGTTATTCCCGTAGGTGTTGCTGTGATTGTTATAGTATCTCCCACGTTTGGAGTACTGTTTGAAACAGTTACAGCTAAAGACGAACCGCCCGAACCTCCGCCTCTCGGACTTCCGCATCCAACGCCTATCATTGGTTATAAATTATAACGCTGCCACTTGTCAAAGTGATTGCCGTTATTGCTTCGCCACTTGGAACAACGATGTAAGCCCCCGCTTTGAGCGGAGTACTCAGTCCGTAAGCGGCTAACGAGTCAGTCGTTCCCACCGTGAAAACGGTTACAACAGTATCTTCTTGCGCGATAAAAGCGTAGCCCGTTAGTGATGTGTGTGCGGCAACTCCGAGAACTTTACATCCTCTGCCTCCGAGTAATTTTTGTGAATCAGTCATTTTTTAAATTGGTATTTGGCACTTGTTATAATCGTATGGTTGGGTAATAGAAAGTACACAAGCGTGTCCGCTAACCTTGTCATCAAAGCGTTCGGTGAAAGGTTCAAGTGTAACGCTCGGTTGTATGCTTAAATCGGTTGTGTGCAACTGTCGAAAGTATGCTACAAAGTCAAGCAAAACTTGAATAGTGTCGCTCATTACTTCTTGCTCGTTCTCCTCGCCCGGTAAGACTCTGTCCATTGCTAAGAGTCGAATGTTATAAGTTAAAGTTCGCTCAGAAAGAACAACGCTCTCCTCAATCGCCCAAAGAACAAGGTAGTCAAGTTCCTTCGGATTTATTTCCCAAACGTCCCCGTGTCCGTACTGTTGCACCTGAAGGTGAGCAGTCGCCTCGTTTTCGATTAGAGTTAGTATTTCGTTGAGCGTGTACATATTTCTTTAGCTTCTCTAAATTCTTACGATTTACGTTTACGCTCATATTTATCTTCTAAACTTATATTTCGTCTTCTGTTTCCCAAGAACATACCAGTCGTGTAAGTTCTAGTATCGGGTTGGATTGTGTCAAGTCCGCTATTCGGGTTGGCGTAAGCTGGATAGTTCGTACTGTTCTCAAGTAGGAAGTTAACCAGTCTTTCCGTGTACCATTCGGCTTTATCTCGATACTTATGCTGAATGAAGTTAATCTCATCAAGCGAAGCGTTAGAACTGTTCTCAGAACTTTGTTGGTGCAGCCCTTTGTTTAGGAACTTGTAACTAATAGCCGTAGGTGCTTCAGCTTGAACCCAGTAAAGTAAAGACGGTTGAATGTAATCTTCTAATAAAGTCTCGTTTGCCGTTGTTAAACTTGAAGCGGTTATCTGTGCTTTGAGTTCATCGTATAAAGTAGTTCCAATCTTGTGTTGAATGTGAATGTCTTGGCACATCAATACAACGGGACGTAAGTATTTAAAGTCAATATTCTCGTGAAGGAGAGTATTGTCCTTGAGGAAAGTTTCGGATATAAATAATACGTTAGCCATCTTACTTTTTTATACGCATTAGTTTCTGTTTCCAGTAGTGGCGGCAATGGTAACTACTACCCCAAAAGCCACCTCCTCGCATCCAAACATTACGGTTATTGCTTACTCCGATGTCTTGTATTTCGTCAAGTTGCCAAGACTTATTTTCTTCCTCCACTAATTTAACGAGTTTCCTACAAAAGTCGCGAGTCGTTGGAATAATAGAAGCACCACTTGCTTCGGGTCTTTTTTCGTAAGTGTAACGAATAACAAACTCCTCTTCGACTGGTGGAATTTCTTCTAGTAATCGTTCGCCTTCTTTGGTAATGTTAACGACTCGTTGGCTTGAATCTAGCACTTCGCCAATCTCCAACACAATAGCGTTTGACTCATTTAATACCTGAAGCCCAGCCATAACCCTTTCAATAGATAGTTGTAACTGTTCTGCGATTGCTAAGAAAGGAGTAGCTGGATTCTCTTTTAAGATGTTTAAGATAGCCGTGTCAATTGGGTTCACTTCAGCGAACCAATACTTTCGATTAAGTTCTTCGTGTAGACTTGCGGAGGTCTCGCTTTCAAAGTTCAAAGCCTTACCGTTTCCGACTGGCTCGTAATCCGTAGAACCGCAATTCTTGAAGTGTTCAATAAGTATATTGTCATCGTCCGCTTTCTCAAACACCGAACGCATTTCTGCGGCTACGTTCTCCGGGATAACATCGCCCGTTACCGTTGCCCTTGCAATCTCATCGGTGAAGCCATACAATTCAACAAGAACCGCAATGGCTGAAGTCTCAGCGATAAGACCTTCTTTAACATTCTGAAGAAGTGTGATAATTCCGCTAACACCACCGACAGAGCCTTTAAGAGCCGCCTGAGCATCCTTAGTTTTACTATCTACGGTTGTCTCCTCTTCTGTCTCAACTACGCTTAGACCGACTTTCTCACGTATCTCTGCCTCTGTCATCACCGAAGTAACGGTAGCCTCTGAGAACTGAACGCTTATCGGTTCTGTGTCTTGGATATATAAACGGTTAGAAAGACCTTGCAGAGAAGCCAGTTCGTTAAACACCCTTTCGATAAACTGTTGGCGGTTGTTTATATAGGTATTCTGAAACAACTCAAAAGAATCAACTAATTGATTTCTGCTCGTGAAGATTCCGTCCTCTTTAATACCGAATAGTGCTGGGTCGGTAACTTGATGTCCAGCGTAGATTTCTCTTTGTACCGTCTTGTTTAAGATGTCGAAACGCTTATCGAAGTCGTTTCCGTTTAGTTGCTGAATCTCAACTCCTCTATCCCTTGAATCTGCAAAGTTTAACACTATCGAATTAGCGTTATCAGTTCCCGTAAATTTGCTAACTATCTGATTTTCAATCTGTTCTTGCTCCTCAAGCGTAGGTTCGCCATTATGAAAAGATAAAATCGTACCGCCAACAAAATTATTGCGCACCGCAGAAAGATGAAATTGGGCAATTTCAGTATCGAGTTCAATGTAAGAAGTAGAACCCAAATAGGTCGGTAGTGGGTAGTATTTGCAGTCAGGTGAGTAACCTTTAACGTAAAGTAGTTGTTTTCCGCTTGGCTCTTTCCAGTTAAACGCTTCAATCTTCTCGACAACGGGGTTATGTTTGCTCCAGTCCTCCGAGTAGTAATAGCAAGAGCCGTCCTCATTGCTTCTGTAACGTGCGAAGTCAGCGTGATATACTGCCGCTATCTTGTCGTTTAGTTGATTGTAAACTATCTCTAAAGCAAAGCCGTTATATAGTTCGTAATCAAGCGCGACCTTCTCTAAGATGTCGTTTAAAGACTCGTATTGGTTTGGATGGTTGATAAACTCTTGCAACTTGGCAAGTCCCATAGTGTCCAATCCTTCAGCGTTAACCGCCCAGCCTTGCCCGACTACATAATCCTTTTTTGAGTTGATTATAGCGTGGTTCTTTGCGCTCCTTCTGTAAAGGTCAAGAAGGTATTCCGGGTAACGGTTCTTGTATTCGCCTTCGTCTCCGAATAGAATCCAATCTTTGCCCCTTGCCTCTTTAAAGGTCGGGACTTTCTGCGTACCAAAGTTTAAAACTTTAAGAGCCATACACTACATAATTAGAGTTGCCGCCTGAGTAGCTGGTAACTGGTGTTGTTGTTCCCGTAACTTTCACGATTCCGCTTTCTAATTCAACTAATCCCGTAGGGTCTAAGTTAGAACTTGAGACGTTAGCGTAAACAAAATATCGCCATTGTCCTTCGGTTGGCATTTCCACTTGAGCGTTAAGATTATCGGGGCTTGTTTGTTCTGTTATCGTGAACCTATTGTATCTATTCGGAAAAGAACTCGAATCCGTTGCAATGCAATACTCTACCGCTTCGGTGTTATCGCTTTGGAACTTGAACAAGTAATAGGTAGCCGTCCCCCTTTCCTTTAGGGTTAAGGCTATCTCGTTCGGGCTATTTCTTTCGATGTTTATCAAACTGCAAAGACAACAAATTCAACGTCTACGTCTGCCGTGTCAGCTTGTGCGCTAATGTCGTCAATGTCAACGAAAGCACTAAACGCACTTGCGGTTGCATCAACGTCCATTGAACCAGTAGAAAGCATAAAGGTAGCCCCAGCATCAACTTTAACGTCTGCCGTTTCTGCTCCGCTCTTCTTGAACCTTACCCGGATAAAGTTAGTATCGTCAAGGTTTGTTATTCTAATATAACGAATAGCCGAACGTACAAACTTCCCTCTTCCGTTAGCTGAGTTCAACTCTATTAAGTCAATCTCTCCTGAATGAGCTATGGTCATAACCCTACGGTCTGCCTCTGCCACGTTGGTAATTGTGCGAGTGTGTGAGCCGCCTCTATCTACGTTTCCGAGCGTTAGAGATTCTACGATTTGAACAGTTGCCGTTGCGGCAGTTACGGTTGAAGCCATTGTGTTTTTATATAGATAGCAAAATGTTGTTTTTGTGCCATCTGTAAAAAAAGAAACCCTCACCGAATGGCAAGGGCTTCAAACAGAACTAAGAAAAGAACTCCCGAAAGAGAGTGTAAAGATAGTATTTAAAAAGTTACGTTAGCAACATCAGCTGGAGTTATAGAAACCATTGGTTCTCTTTCAAGTCCCGAAAGCGTTAAACTGTAACCCGAAAGGTCGCCAAATGCAGTCCCCGTTGCTGAAGTTCCAGCGTTTAACTCAAGACCGTTTTCGTAACCAACTAACCAATAAGAACCGTCATTGCCTTCAACGATAGCCACAAGCCTTTGATAAGCAAGAACTTTTATCTCGTTTCGTTTTGTAACGTCAAGTTTTGATAGAACAACCACAACCTCAGGAGTAAAATAAACGCTTCCATTTTGTGAAGAACCGTTAATCGTTTCCGTTAGTGAAGATGTTTCTTTTAGTTGCTCGTACTTGTAGAAAGTTGCGGTTGCTGGAATTACAGTAACTGCTCCACCAGCGATTGTTGCGCTTAACGCTTCGTATTCTTGAAGACCAGCTAATCTAACACTCTTCACCCCACCTACTGCATCACGACAATCTAGGTCATAGGACAAGCTGAGTGCACAAGAAGTATATGCCATTTTGTTTTTGTTTTAGAGTGAAGGGGCGACCGAAGCCGCCCCGTTAAATTATGCTACAATTACTTTACCAACTTGGTCAGGGTAGGCAACTTGAACACCCATAGTGAACTCCATTGCAACACGGTACTTTCTGTCATCTTGAGAGTACCAAGTTTCTAGTCGGCTAGAATCTTCTGACAAATTAACGCCTAAGAATGCGTTTGCCATTGAGAATCCGTAAATGTCGTTTGTGCCTTCAAGTCCACCAACTCCAACAATCTCGATGTTAGTTCCCGGAAAGATAAGTCTCAACGGGTCGAAGTCTGAAGTGTAGTTATTAAGTTGACCACCAGCAGAAGAAAGACCGTTTCCGTTCATCAATGCCGCAGCAAGAACTCTGAATTTATCAGTTCCTAAGAAGATTTTAAAGTCTCCTTTGGCAACTGCCGCACTTGGAGTTTCAACATAGATTCTTTCGATTGCCTCAAGCACGTTAGAAATAGTAACTGCTCCAGTTAATGGAGTAGCAAAAGAACCAGTTGCTAGGTTGCAATCGGTGTATAATGCTCTCGGCATTACAAGACCGTCAAACATAGCTAAGTTACCAGCCGCTGGAGTAACTGCATCCCCGTTCCAAATTATCTTTTCTATCTCGTCTTGAACTTTCTCAACAAGGTAGTTTGAAAACTGCTCCTCGAAAGGCAAAGCCTCTTGATGCGTTCCAGCTGGCATTTGTGTTCTCCAATAGTAACTTTGAAGTTCTTTAGGGCAAAATTCCAAGTTGATTTTAACTTGCTTTGCATCAATTTCACGTTGAGTCAAGTCAACATCACCCGAAGCATTCCAAGCACAACCTGAGCCGTCTTGCATCACCACGTCAACGTCCATTAAGTTAATCTTGGTCTTTCCAGCAACTCCCAATTGAGGAGTAAGCATAGAAGCCGTACGCCCTCCGATGAGAGCCTTTGTAACCATCGGAAAGTTTTGCTCGTCAATATAGGCGGTTAGCCCAGTTAAATCTAAAGCCATTTTTTAAGGTTTTATAAGTTTATAAGTTTATTTGTTTTGTTCTTTCATTACTGCGCTAATCTTAGAAGCCAGTTCGGTGTAGTCCGTTCCTTTTCCGAATGGATTAGCAACCTTCTTAGAAGGTGCTTCCTTTGGAGTAGCCGCCATCTTCTCAACTATATCAGTCATAAGACTAACCGCTTTCTCAATGTCGCTTACTTTGTCATTCTTTGCGAACTTCTCAACTTCAGATTGAATAAGAGTAGCTACCGAGTTCATAATGTCCAACTTGAAAGCATCAGCATCAAACGCTGGAACTTCTGCGCTCATTTCCTCTTCTTTTTCTTCGTCCTTTGCTTCCTCCTCAGCTTCAGGCTCAAGGATTTCAACGATAACGCCCTCTTCGGTTCTTACAACTTCACCGCTTTCGAGTTCGTGTTGCCCGTCAGGTGCTGCTACAATCTCGCCATCTTCGCCAACTACTGACAAAGCCGCTCCAATTTCTAAAGACTCGTAACGAATAATAGTACCGTCAACAAGTTTAGCATCAACGAAAGCCTCTTCGGTTGTCTCGCTGAACAATAGTTTTTTGATTTCGGGAAGTTTTGCCCCGACAATTTCTGAAATGTTCATAGGTTGCTTTTATTGTAAATAGCAATTCTTTTGAATTGTGCCACTTAGATTCGTATCTTGTAATTATGGTAGAAATAATTATAAGCGAAGAGCAAAGAAAAAGAGCGCAAGAACTTTATGAGTTTAAGGTCTTGAACAACTCAATAGAAAAAGGAAAAGGAAACATTTACGGAGCAATCGGTGAAGTAATAACTGCCGACTATTTTAGAGGAAGAAAGTCTTCCGTTGATACTAAAGCAACTTATGATTACGACCTAATTGTTGACGGTCATAAAATAGACGTAAAGACTACAAGGTTAAGCGTTGATGTAACGCCCTTGCCTTACTACGCGGCTAAAGTTTGCAACTTCAATACCGGGCAGAAATGCGACTTCTATTTGTTTGTCGATGCGTTAGACGACCTTTCTAAGTGTTGGCTTTGCGGTTATATCAGTAAAGAGAAATATTACCAAATCGCAGACTTCAGGAAGAAAGGAGAGAAAGATAGAAGTTTTACCTATCGAGCCACTTGTTACACGACCCGAATAGATAACTTGAACCCTTTATTTTAGAGCCTTCTCAATCTCTTCAATAATCATTTTGTCAACGTCCATTTGTCGGGACTCTGAAAACACGCCCTCAACGCTGAAGCCGTTAAACGTGCCGTCCTTTACTTGCGCCCAAACATCATCGTTATCAACTTTGTAACTAACGAACCAAGAGCCGTTCGGTGCTTTGTCGAAACCTTTAGGAGTTGGCTTTGTATCGTCAATTAAAAAAGACTCAAACATAAACACGCCATCGACCTCAGTCTCGTGGTCTAAGTTGGTCGCTGAAGTCTTGCCCTCTTTCATAAACTTGTAAGCTATCTTCCGAATTGAGTCAGCATCAAAGACTACATAGTACTCTCGTTCGTCCTCGTCCTTTCGGTAAATTGGATAGTCGGCTGTCATACAAATTCCGCTAACAATTCTCTTCTCTTCGTTGAGTGCAAACTTTTGTTTTTTAGCGAAAGCCATCCAATTACGCTCTATTGCTGGACGGTCAACAAGTGAGATAAAATCTAGACCCGTGTCGTGCTCGTCATCAATTGTTAAATATATTACTGGTAGTTTTTCCATTATCCGAAATTTGCTTGTGATTCTATTTGGTTTACGTTATTCTGATTTCCAGTTACTTCTGTCTCCACGACAAACGCCTGAATTGGTGCTAGGTTCGCTTGGTCAACTCCTCCGAGTTCTGTCGTTCCTGAGGTAGCTTGTTGTATAGCTGGTGCGCTTACGGTTTGTGGTGATGGTGGTGGTGGTGCGGTTGCCCCTCCAACGTCCGCACTATTTAAGGTGGTTACTGCCGAAGCAATACCCGCTACAACTGCCGCAACTCCCACCGCGATTGCGGCAATGTTACCCGGAAACGGTACGCTTTGCGCTTGAGCAATCGCCCCGACAATAGCCTTTGCCGTATCAATGGCAATCTGAGCAACCGCAAGAGTTTTCTGAAGTGCAACCGCTTGTTTAGAGTTGTTACCACTTGCCGTTATAAGTTGGTCAAGTGCGCCTAAAACTCCCCCAGCCGCACTAAGATAATCTTGCTGAAGTTTTATCTTGTCGTCTCTAAGTTTTTGGTCAGCTTTCAAGTCCTCATCTCGGAACTTCTTACGGAGTTTTGCAAGTGCATCTTGCTTCGCTCCTTCGATGTCGGTGGTGTTATCTCCAGCTAGTCGGGCTTGTTCTTCAAGAGCCGCGTAATATTGTTCAAGTTCAAGGAGTTCAAGTTCTCTGTTTTCTTTGCCGACCTTTGCGAGTTCTGTTTGTAAGTCAAAGAGTTCTTTTTCTAGTGCTTTTTGATTTGTTAGTTGTTCCGACTTTTGCCCTCCGATTCTTTCCTCAATGTCGAAGAGTTCTGTCTTTGCATCTTTTAGCGCAATCTGTAAGTCTACGTTTTTCTCGTCAAGAGCAAGTTCTAGTCTCGCCTTCTCAATTTTCTTTTCAGCTATGGCTGTTTCTTCAGCTAATTGCTTCGCTTGTATTTCTCCAAGTTTCTCGTTTGCTGCTATTCTGTCGGCAAGTGTTCTACTTATATCGTCTCTAATTTGCCTTTGTTCTTCCGCTTCCTTTTGTCTTACTAAAATCAAAGCCCGTTGGTCGGCTTCCAATAGCTTAACCTCGTTGCGAAGTTTCACAAGTGCATCGGCTTGGTTAACTGCCGCTTTAGTTGCTTTTATTGTTTCTTTTGCAAACTCAGTAACAGACTCAACAAGACTCGCCCTCTCGGCTTTGGTTGTTGCCGTGTAGGTTTGAACAACCGCCTCCCCGAACTTCTCTGCTCCTTTAGCTACTCCGTCCCAGTCTAAATCGAAAGCCGCCTTAATGATGTCGCCCAAAGCAATAAACTGATTAGCGAAACCTCCAATAATTACAACCAGCCTTTGCTTTATGAACGAGCCTATTGCTTTAAGGGACTCAAGAGGATTTTCAAAAGCCTCTTTCATTGGTGTAACCAAGCCCGAAACCGTATCGAACAACTTCTTTACAATTATCTCAAACGCAATAGTTGCCGTGTTAAAAGCATCCATCACCGTTTGGTTCTTCATTAACAACTCCTTGATAAATAGAAACACCTCTGCCGCAATAGCAATAAGCCCCAAAGACTTGAGGACTCCACCTATTGAAGTCCCGAAACCTTTCATTCCTTGACTCGCCCCCTTCGCTCCTTTCTCTGCCGCTTCAAAACCAGCTTTGAACTGGTCGCCCATTTCCTTTTGGGTCTCTTTTACTTTCTCAAGTTCTTCCCTTAACGCTATTATGTCGTCACTAGCTTCACCCGTTTTAACGTCTACTTCTATCGCAACTTTTGTAGCCATCTTATAACGTTATAATTCGGTAAGTAACGTAAACTGTAATGTCGCTATCTCCAGCCGTTGGGTCGCCACTAGCCACGGTTACGTTGAGTGCTGCGTTTTCCACTAACTGAGTTGCCGTTGCAGAAGCTAAAGTAGTGGCATCCGCAAAACGTCTTATTGTTGATGCTGAGTTTTTTATAACCGTTGATGCTTGTGAGTTGGTTGCTCCAGCAGTTAGCAACTCAAGGCTTGTATTGGTCGCGTAAGTAGCCGAATTGTAAACCATCTTCATTGATGCGCTTATTACCTCGATGGCATAACCAGCTCCCGGAGCAGCAACTATCTCAATCGGTGTAGTGTTCAGGTGTAGAACGTCAGCCGTTGCAATGGTGAGTTTTGCAGTACCTTGAATGCACTCTATTCCTGAGTCTCCTCGTGTCCACAGAACCCCGTCCGCTTGGTTGTAAAAGAGTTCGCCTTTATAAATGTCCGTAGCTATCCAAGTGCCGTCCGTATGGTCGTTTGAACTTGGTACGGTTGGAACGGTAGAATTTACCGTTGACCGCTTTAATTTTATTCGTGAGTCTTGTGTTGCCATTAATCTATTCCGCCTTCTATAATGTAAATAGCACTATCGCTAAATTGTGTCTGAACTATGTCCTCTCCACCGTCAACCGTGAAGATGTTTGTACCTCCGTTTAACGCTCTTACCGTGTCCTTACTGCCATCCAAAACGTCTCGGTTCTCTTGCTCCTTGCCGTTGACAAAGGTTACGTTAGAGTCAGTTATTCGTAAGCCGTTAGAATTAATTAACTGAACGTTGTGAAGTCCTCCAGCTACTTCGTTATTGTCTCCGAAGATTGTAATGTTCTTAGAACCTTCTGCAATGGTGTTATTACTTCCGACTATTTTAAAAGCCGTTACGCTATGTCCTACGCTATTCTCTCGTCCGCTTACCTTGCCTTGAAATGCTGGGTATTTGTTGCCGTTGGTCTTTATCTCAGTTGATGGGTTAGGCATTCTTTCCTTGCCTAAGAATCCACCTGAGTTCAAGTCTTTGCTTTTATGATTAAATGTTACAACGTCTTTAACCTTAATTAACTCAACCTTTGTCAGTCCCTCTTTGAACGGGTTGTAATTCATAACCTTGTTAAGCCTCCAGTAAGCGTTATCAATAACTATTTGGTCGCGGAAGTCAAGCGTGTTAATATCGGTCGGCTCAAGGTAAAAGAGCGCAGTCATTACCTTACTATCTTTGTCCGTTACCTCGTTGATGTAATTACGGTGGTAAACGTTAAAGAGTCCAGCATTCGTTACCTGAAGCGTTCCCGTGAATCCGTTTGGTTGGTAATAGAGTTCATAAGGTAGCCCGAAGTTTATATCGAGTGAAGGAGTTAGAGGATTATCCCAATGCCCAGCGTAAGGGTAAACCGATATTGTTGTAGTTATAAGACCGTTGAGTTGATTAAACGGTGGTGGTGCAAGGTGCACTAAGTCCCAAGAAGGATTACTCGGTAAAAGACCACCGTAGTAAAGTACCCGAATGTTTGCCTCAGTTGGTTTATAACCTTCTTCCGTGTCGGCATCGTAAATCTGCGGAATTATTCTATTGCTTGGGTTGTCATTTGCTAGAGGAGTTGCGGAGAATACAACCTCAACCTCTTTTGAACTCTGAACAAAATCGTTATCTACCTCAACCCTTGCCCTTCCGTAAACGTGTCCTCTATTGTTTTGATATCTCTCGTTAAGATAGTCGCCATCTTCCGAGTAGGTGTAGATGTATTCCCTATCAGTCAGAACGCCTAAAGGCTCTAGTGATATGTCTCTATCTCTTGCAAGTTTATAAGTCCAATCCTTTGTTCCTCCAGCCGCGTAAAAGTCATCTCTTGTTTCAATTAATAGATTGTTCTCGTTGTCCGGGTCTACCTCAACATATAAGTTAAACATCTTAAAGACAGAAGTTAGTAAATCGCTCATTCCAACGGTTGGAATGATTGAATTGAAATCTAATTCCATCTGCTCCAAAACCGCGTTATTTTCAACGTCTATTTTAAAGAAGCCTGAAGAAGTTATTGAATACTCATCAAGTATATTTTCAAACAAAACTGCATTCCAACCTTGTATTATGTTTGGTGACAATTCTCTAGGTATAACTAACTCGGTAAATAAGTAATCTGAGTTGTAAACTTGAACGCTTTCTACGCTTGAAGTTGACGACTGGTTAACACTTTGACCGAGCGGCATATTTGGATACAACACAAAGTCAAATTCTGACAAAGTTTCGTATCCGTTTTGGTCGCTGAACATCCGAATGTTATGATTGAATGTAGGTGCTTGAACAGTTCCATAAAGCAAATCGAAGCCCATAAATCTATTGATTAAATCATCTCTAGTAGATTCGTTTGTAGTTGTTGCCGTTATTAAGATTTCAAGTGTTGCCGATTGTATGTCAGAGTCACCGTTACCCGTTAGATATGGCAATTCTTGATTTGTTGATACGTTTGTTTGTATTGGTGCGCTTACGCCTCGTTGATAAACGTCACAATTTCCATTTGCTAAAATTTCATACCTATAAATTTCTCCAGTACTTGCAACACTATAAAAAGTTCTTTTAGTTCTTGTAACAACATAATTTACAACGCTTGAGGCTGTTGCAATTGTTTGGTAGTTACTTATATAAATTTCATCTGCTGGTACGAAGTTGTTTCCAGCATCATAAACGATTGAGCCATAATCAAACCGATGTGTCCAACCACCACTTCCAAGCGTAGACTCTGAAGCTGAAAGCAAATCGTAAGAACCGCCTATATTGACCATTGCTTTTCTAAGGTCAACCTGAGCATCCGATAAGGTGCTTTCTTTTATGTCGCCCGTAATTAACCGACTAAACACCGAACCGCTCAAGAAGCTACTTGTGTAAGTAAACCCAGCGAATGCAAAGATTCTGTCGATTATATTCTTTAGTTTAAAGAAAGGTCTGAAGTCCTCTACTCGGTAAACTCTTCCACCATCTGAGAAGTACTCAAAGTTTGTAGCCGTGTCAACCATCGGATAAACGTAGTCCTCGTTGAAGTTCCAAGAGTCTACAATATTCTGATAATTGTATTCGTGGTTCAGGTCGCTGAAGTCTATTAACGGAAGTGCATTATCGTCTACATCGTTTAGCTTCTTGTCCCCAAGCACCGAGAAGATGTTGAGCAACTTACCGATAAAGACAACCTCGTAAGTGTAGGCGTGTCCTTTTTGGATTATCTTACGAAGCTGAACAACTCCAGCCATAACCTCCACCCCGTCCGCTATTACTCTCGCCTCCGATTTCTTATTAGGGTTAAAATTGACATCAATGTTAGAAGTGTTAGCATCGTAGTTGTTGCTTATGTTAACGTCATAGATGTGTCCGAAGAGCGCATCGTTAGACTTTGTCGCTGGGCACTTTATCGTTTTGGAATATTCCGTGCTTCGCTTCTCCGGGTTGCGAATGTCAGCAACCCCGTAATTGAATGAGAAGTCGAACCCCTCAAATACGTCTAACCTCCTACCCTCAATTCTTACCTCAACCACGTTGTCTCCTATTTTTAATTGAATAGCTTAACTCGAAAGTATATTGCATTAGCTTATCGTTTAGAGAAGTCTTTTTAACGATGTTTCGCTGGTTTAAATTAACCGCTATCAGTTCGTTGTTCTCCTCAATATAAAGACTTGGAGATGTTATTAAATCTTCCATCCATTCGCTTTCAGCTTCGCTTAAATAGTCCGTGTTAACCGTTAGCTTCTTGCTTAGAGCAACATTGTAGTCTGTTGTGCCTCTGCTACTTTTGGAATACTTGTAAGCGAATCCAGTCCAGTCGTGGTGCA